TGCAATTGCCGCATTCTGGCTGGCAGTAAACGCTTCCCATTGAGCCTTATCAGCCGCAATAGAGGCCATAGCTTTAGCCTTCTCTAGCTCGCGCTTGTGCTCTTGACCAGCTTTGTAGTTGTCAAAGAACCCATTGCCAATTCGTAATAGGACTCCGAGTGCGCCGCCGCCTAGTGCGTTAGTAAGAAGATCGAGCATCGTTAGGCGGCTTTAGGGTTGGTAAGACGACGGAACAGGAAGTATGGCAACCAGACCCACTTTGGAATCTTCGTCACCTTTACGTTAGTGCTTTCAATAAACGGCATCTCCGCATCCCAGAGCTTCACCCTAATAGGCGAGCCATCCGGCGAGGTGCAGCTAATTATTGACACGTTGCGCGTGGGAGCGCGGCCTTTGGTCCAATAGTTGTCATACTGGCCAAGCTCAATCGTGCCTGAGATAGAGCATCCGTAGAGCGAAAGCCCGTCAATCGAGCCTTTGGCGGTAATCGACCCCTGAACGATGCAATGCTGCACGACATAATCTTTGCCGCGCACGAAATCTATCGAGTCCTCTTGCGAGGCTGGAATAGCGAGACCTGACACACAGAGGTTCGACACGTTGGAGCCCTTCACGAGATCGTCGTAGTTCTCAGGATCAAGCGGAGCCTGCCACTCAGCCGCGTTCACCGTCAGCCCGTTGTCCTGCGGCCCAACGTAGCTGCGCCAATTAACGTCTGCCGTCCCGCTCATTCGACCTTCGTTTCCTTTGGCTTTAAAGCCTCGGCGATCTGTTCCGCGCACTTGCGTAGCAAATCGTGGTCGTCGGCCTTTAACGGGGCAAGGCGGGCTGCTGCGTAGAGGTTGGCTAGGGCTTGTTCGTTGGTCATGTTAGTTGGATTCTAAAGCGGCGAGGCGGGCGCGGACGGACTTGAGTTCTGCGACAAGAATTGGAATGAGTGCCGAGTCACTGCGCTGCCATTGTTTCGTGATAGTTTCGGAGTCTTCGTCGCCAACGCTGACTGCGCCGATGTGGGCAAAGATTGGGTCTGCGGCGTGCTGTTCTTGAGCAACAAACCCAACGACGTTTTTGCCGTTCTCGTCGCTGTTCTTCCAATCGAACACGCGAGGCTTGAGACTGTCGATTAGACGACCTGAATCCGTGAAGTCGCGGAGGTTTTCTTTGAGGCGACCGTCTGAGGTGGTGTTGTAAACCACGGCATCGGTCGTGGTGACGCGGGTGATGGAGCCGATTGCTACGCCGCTTGCTTTGCGGAAAACTCCAAAGAAGACTCCGCTCGTGTCGGTGCTATCGGCTAGGTCTAAGCCGTTTCGTGTGGTGCCGCTGAAGGTGGATTCAAACGCGGAGTTGCCGTTTGCCGAGTCGCTGAATGCAACCACATTTCCCGTCGCCGACAACGACCCGGTCACGGCGAGGCCGTTTGTCAGCGTAACTCCGCCTGTTCCGACAATCTCAATTTTGTTGGCCTTTGTCGCGTGCGTCGAACCGTAAATGCTTATGTATGCTCCCGCGTCAGGGTTTTGAATCGAAACTGACCCAGCGTTTGTGCCGCCAATTAGCGACGGGTTTGCCGCGCTTAATGTCAGGTTTCCCGTCGCGCTCACCGTCGTAAACGCGCCCGTGGATGCCGCCGTCGCTCCGATGGCCGTAGAGTTTAGGCCGGTGGAACCGAACACCGCGACGGGCACGTTGGCCCGCACGATAAACACGTCCTGAGCGTCGAGTGTGCCGACCCGGCCATTAGTGCCGTTGTGGTCAAGCGTCATGCGCGTCGAGCCGCTCGTTTGCGCGACGATTTGAAAAGATGCGTTTTGGGCGGTGATTGTCGTCGCCGCCACCGTGCTCGGCGTCGTGGCTCCCACCGTGCCGTTGATGTTGATACTCGCCGTGCCCGTCAGGTTCGTGACCGTGCCTGAGCTAGGTGTTCCCAGCGCACCATTGAACAGCACCGGAGCACCCGCGCTGCCAGTGTTAACCGCCAACGCCGTTGCAATGCCCGTGCCGAGACCAGACACGCCCGTGCTGATGGGTAGGCCCGTGCAGCTTGTCAGGGTGCCGCTGGCTGGTGCGCCCAATGCGCCGCCGCTCACCAATAGCGTCGAGCTTGCGGGAATAGTCGTACCGTTGAGCGTCGTCGTGCTGCTGCTGCCAAGCGTGGTGAACGACCCTGCTGCGGGGTTTGCTGCCCCAATAGCCGTGTTTGTAAGGCCAACAGCGGAATAGTCGGTGCTAACCCCAACCACAGCTCCTGTGCGCCCGAACACGCTAGAAACAGCGTCCGTCAAATCCACCTTTTCCCAAGCCGTGCCGTTGCTGATAATCCAGTCGCCCACTGCAAAGCTAATGCTAAACTGTGTTCCAGCCGTGCTTACAACGTAGTAGTCGCCCTTAGTTGATGCAACTGGCGGGTCAATTAGCGTTGGAGTGTTCGTAGAAGCATTCCATGTCCCCTTATAATTGACCGTGCCGCTAACAATTAGCGGGGGAGAATAGTTGATGATTTGGTCAAAAATGCCGGACATGGTTAAATGTAGTTGAGTTCGCTAATCGTAAACACGCCCGTTCCGCTTACGGAAATTACTTTGGCGTTCTTTGCCCAGCCCGCGCTCCAAATACCGCTATTGCCATCCTTGAACACATGGCCAGCAGAAGCAGTTGGGTTGGAGCCATCAATGGTAAGGCGCACATCTGCGCCCTCTAGCGTCCAATAGACGTGACTTGTGTTTGGATTGAGGGCAGCAACGATAAAGTTGGTGGCTGTTGCTCCAACAGAAAGCGTTCGCATGGATGTTCCGCTAACCGGAAGCACCTGCATTGGACCGTTAACTATGCGTGAGTTTGACATGGTTAGACGGTGAAAGGAGTTGCGTGAACCGAAGCATCCGTAGAAGCAGCGCGAATAAACTTAGCCGCAAGAGCCGTGCTCTTATTCCAGAAAAACGGAGGCGTCAGTTTCTTAAACAAATGACCATTCGTAGCGGTAGGTGTGCTACCATCAAAAGTCACCATAACATCGTCACCCTGAATATCAATTAGGATGTATTTCGTCTTGGACGAAGACCAGACATTCGTAAGAGCAACTGCCGCTGTGCTTACGGCAAGTCGTTCGTCCGCTTCCCCAGTTGGAGACGGATAGAGATTAACAACAAGGGAATTATTCATTAGCGTGATTGTGTTGAAACGTAGGTAGAAATGCGGCGAAACAAGAAGTTGTTATTGCGCTGATTCTGGGCCTTGCTCAACTCTAGCATAAGATAGCTCATGGCAATTTGTTCTTCGGCAATAGCCTTGTCAACCTGACCGTCCATACGAAGGAAGTCGGCATAGGTAGCGTGGGCTGCATAGTGGAAGAACTCTAGTGGAATATCAACTGCAGCGGTGGTGTATGGACCGGGCCATTCCTTCTTGTAGCCAACCCAAAACCCAAGGTTGCCTGTCGCGTTGTTAATGACTGTCGCGCCATTGCTATCAACGAAAAAGTCGTATTCGTAGGACGGATTTGAGCCAAAAGGATTGGCGTTCCAGATGCGGTTGTAGTCCGAGATGTCGTCAATGGCCGCAGGGGACACGGTGGCTGTGCCGCTATACGTCTCAACCCCTGTTCCAGATGCAAGGCTGTAAGTAAATGTGTCGTTACTCAGGTTGGTTGTTTCAATGCTTACAACTGTTTGAGTTCCATTGGGGCTAACCGTTCCAGTGAGTCCTGACACAACAACAGTCATTCCAGCAACAAAGCTGATAGAGGCCGTGCAAACGATTGTAACCGTTGTCCCGTTACGCGAAGCAGACGAAGATGTTCTGATTCCAGCAACATGATCGTATTCACGGGCAATTAGATTATTTGTAGCTGGCCTCACCTGTGCGCCCACAATGTAACGCGGCCACGTTGGGCTGAAGTCATACGCCTCATACAAGCGACGATTGGCCATTGCCAACACTTTCGATTGTTCAAGCACAGTGAACGCATCCACGCCCGAAAGGGCTTGGACAAGTGCTAACAACTCGGAATATGACTTGTTTTTCATTAAACTCTATTGGGTGAAAGTTCAGGCATCTTCTTGTTGAAGAATCGCATGAAATCTTTGCTGTGAACCGTCTCGTATCCGTATTTCTTTACAAGCCGGAAATACTCACGTCCCGGCATAACACCTATGCACTTCCCTAGGCCTGGAACGCTCTTGTGGTTTTTCATCACAGACGCTTGTGCGCGAGCTACATTAGTGCGCTCAAACTCCGTTGCCTTTTCTTCCGCAAGACTCTCTTTCACGATGTTGATAAGCTCGTTATCAATTTCTTCTTTGGAATAGGTTTTTGGTTTATTGATGATATTCATGCAAAACGAAATTGGCCACCCCAGTTAAGAGGTGGCCAAGTTTAACACAACTAAAAAGTTGGCTTAGGCGAGACTAACCAAGCGGAACTTAAACTTCACTTGACCAGCGGTGAGCTCGTTGAGCGAGTAATCCGTACCAGTCGAGACGTTGGGCGTGAACTTCAGATCAATGGTGTCGGCTGCGGTGTAAACCTTGCCGTTCTCATTGTCGATGTATGCACCCGTGTCAGCAACGTAGGTGATTTCAGTCTGGTCAACGTGCAGGGCCGCAGTTGTCAAAAAGCCATCATCGTCCGTGCCGTCGCCAACAATGACGTTCAGCTCATCGCCGCCGCCGCTGTCGTCGAACGCAGTCATCAGGTAGGCCGAGACATCCGTAACCATCGTCCCAGCAGGGATGACGTATGTGAATGTCTTGGTCGCGTTGTCAGCCAAAACGCCAGCATTAGCAACTGAGAAGGCGGAGAAGTCGATAACAAGCTCGTCGGTCATCCCGAACGCGCTTTCATTTACCGTGAGTTTAGGCATATTATTATTCCTTTCGTTGGATTATGTGAGGGCAGTGATCTTGCCGTGAGCACCGGGGTGTTTCACGATGAGAGTCAAGGCGCAGTCAACGTAGCCGCGTTCGCCACCACCAAGGTTGGGGAGACGGGTCGAGCCAGTTGGGATGAGCTCAGCAATGCCGTAATACTCGGGGTTAACCAAGTAGCCGGTGTCCTTATTGGTCGTATCTGGAGCGCAGTCAGGATTCATGTTGACGATGGACACGATGCCGTGGTCGGACTCGTAGAGTTCAACCGACAGCTTAATCGAAGCCTCGCCGCCATCATAGCTAACTTTGCGAACCGAGTAGTCCGAGCTACCCGAAGTGCGAGCGAAGTCGCTGATAACGCGACGAAGCGATGTGTCAGCAACAAGCGTCAAACCATTGCTCATGCCAGTAACGCGGAAGATGCTGGTGATGAGGTTATTGAAAACGGTTTCCGTGAAGGTCGTGCCGGAGCCCTGAATCGAACCCGCTGGGGTGCGATAGGCCGCTGGAACGTCTGCTGGACCTGCGCTATCAATCCAGTCGCCAAGACCACGAAGGCCGTATGGCGTGCCCGCGCCGTCCTCAATCGAACGGTCGTTGTTAGAGCAGAGAGTAGCCTCGATGTCGCGCTTGATTTCGCGCACCGATTTTGCCTCAGCTTGGGCAATCTTTGCTGGACCAACGCTGTCAACAGCGTTTTGCAAATCGCTAACCATGTAGTCGCGGCGGAACTTTTGGATATAGTTACCGAGGCGAGCGCGGTTGGAGAATTTGTCCGTGAATGATGTAACGTCTGCACCTTCTGCAACGCCCGTTGTGGTGGGAGCGGCAAGGCTATCGACAGTCCACTCAACGTAGGTAGCGGTAGCTTTGGATTTAGAGGCGGACGAAAGAACTGGTGTCTCCTCGGGGGCGAGGATCGTCAGAACGTCTGTGAGGTCTTCGCGGTTAGAAACAGCGGCACCGGGATTAGTTGTATCGTAGGTATTAGAAAAGGCCATATTATTAAAAGTTTACTTGCGTTTAGTTTTTTGAAGGGTGCGGAAGGCAATATAGTCGCCTATGCTTCCTGAGTCCATAAGGCGCGTTCTAGCGTCTTTCACGGCCTTTTCGCCCTTCACTACTGGCCGCTCATTGGGTGCGGCATATAGATCGGGACTACCGGGCGGATTGACCTTGTGACCGGGCTTATCAAGACTGATGAGTTTGCGGCCATACAACGAGTTAGCGGCGTGCGCCAACAGGTATGGGAGTTGCGGAGCAATTTCCGGCATCACATCCTCAATGTTTTTGAGGCGTGGGTCGGACATCATTGCTTGGTATTGGCGACGAACATCGTTGTCCTCTTGCGAAGACAGCCAATCCAACTCTTTTGTAGCTTGGTTCTGAAAGGCGGAACGTAGCGACTTGCGCTGTTCCTTGGCGTTCAACTCTTTTTGCTGGGCAGGAAGATATTTGTCCCGTGCTTTTCTGGCACGACGCAAATGATCTTTTACCTCAGCTTTGGTAAGGTCTTTGCCATCCACACTGGCAGCAACATCCTCGTATCCAAGAGTCTCAGCTTTATCAAGAACATCCTCAGCCCACTCAATAACTTCGTTAACTTGCTCAGATTGTTTACTGAGTTCGTCCGCAGTTTTGATGTGTTCGTAGGGGTTGTTCTCAACCTTTGGCTCAAGGGCGGTTTTATTGCTCTGCTGTTGAAGATAGGACTCCATTTGCGCCATGCGTTCCTCAGCCATTTTTCGTTTGGCTGTAAGTTCCGCAATGCGTTTAAGCAGACCAGATTTACCCTTTTGAGCAAGCTCGGCAATGTCATCATCTGACAATTCCGTTAGGTCAAGTTGTGAAAGAACATCCTTGCCTTTGGTGTTGGTTGAATCCTGAGCTTCGCCACCTTCCTGTGGGTCTGGCGATTCAGTATCTCCCTCTTCCGCTGGCGCGGCCTTAATAGTGGGCTCTTCGTCAATCTCTTGCTTCTGTGTTACAGGAGCCGGAGGCTTGGCTTTAAGCTCACCCAAACGACGAACAGCATATTCGTTCATCGTGATGTTAGACTTATCATTACTCACTGTTGGTTTATCGTCCCCAGCGGCGGACGGTGCGACATTAGACATATTATTGTTTTCCGCTGACTTTACGCCACAGCGATTGCGTGGGGCCATCATAGCAAAGATTTTGTTTGCTATTTTGCGACTAGGCATGGAGAAACATTAAACGCCCTTGTAGCTCAGTGGTAGAGCACCAGTTTTGTAAACTGGCTGTCGTAGGTTCAATCCCTATCGGGGGCTCCACTATCTCCCCATCCGTCGCAGCTGGATGGTGTTGAAGCCACCAGCTACGAGGATTTCGTCGCATTGGAGAATACGTCCGCTAATCTGCTGAATCCTATCAGCACTTACGTCATGAAGCTGTTGAATGAGGGCTTCGCGTGTGCTGTGAATTTCTTCAAGGAAATCAACAAAGGTTTCGTTGTGCGAAAGCTGTTCTAGTTTTTTAATGTCCATGAATTAGTATTGTTGTGGGCCGGGGGCCATACCCGAAGGAGCTTGCTGCATACCCTGTGTTTGCATTCCGCCCATTTCGGCGGGAGCCGTGCCAATACGACCAATCTCAGCGTTTTGAGTTTGCTGCATTTGGAACTGGTATTGCTGGGCATACTTCTGGAATCGAGCCGCAAATGCCTTATCCTGCTGTAAACGCTGCATAACGTCGGGCTGCTGGCTGTATTGCTGGAGAACTTGCATGGCGATTTGAGCACCATTAGGACGTGCGCCCACCTCAATGCCAGCGTAAATTTTAGACAAGTCATCTGTGACCTGTTTGACCACTTGCTCCTGAGCTTGCTCGCGTGGACGCAGGATAGCGTCCGCAATGACTGGATTGATGGCTGAGCCGCTAATTTCAAGCAAGGCATCAACGTCAATGCGGCCATTTCTATCAAGTTGCATTAATTGGACAAACTGACCAAGCTGTGTTTCCACGTTGTCTGGGTCGTTGTGCAGAACGTCATAATTGATGATAATGTCGAAGTTTTCGTTAGGGTCGCCCTTGCTAAACTTCTGTGGGTCGGATACGCCTGTTACGCGGAAGAACACTTGATCTGGGCCAAAGCGTTGATAGCACTTGTATGACAAGCGCAGAACGTCCCTAACGTGAGTCAGGAACTTATCCACGAAATACTGCTGTTGAATTGTGGACAATGGATTATCAACATCCAGACCAATTAGCTTGTCGGCCTGCGTAAGCAGGGTGTTCTCCATCTCCACCGAGCCGGGATTGTATTGCGGCGTTGGGCCGTAACGAATCTCCCCTTGGCGACGATAGGGAAGTAGGCCACCGGGACGAATATCGCTGGGCGGAAAGCCCATTGGATGCTCAATCCACGGAAGGGTAGCAAGCGAGTTGCGGTCTGTGCGGCTATCGCGCTCCACCTTTGTTTGCCACTGGATGCCTTTGAGCAAATCAGCAAAACTTTGAAGATCGTAGAGACGTTTGTTGTCCTCGCTAATCTTTGTTACGACAAATGGGTAGTCTTCGTAGCCATTCAGAAGCTCATGCTTTGCATAATCCTCTACGTTTTGCTTACCAATTACGTTTCTGTGGAAAACGGTGCAATAGATACCTTCCGCGTTGTCCTCATCGACTAGGCGTTGGTAGCAATAAATCACTTCAAACAACTCACTGGCGTCATACGTCGTGGATTTGTAGGTGAAATTGGTGTTGTTGTTATTGTTGTTGATTGGGTCGCCTTCTTCGCCGCAATTTTCAATGACATAATCAACCCAGCTTTCATCCCAACCCTCTGTTGCAATTTTATTTTTAAGCTGTTGGGCACTCATCAACACGCGCCAGAAACAATAGGGAACTTTCTGTGGGTCGGTGGTGTAGGACGGAAACAAAACATCTCCATCGGGAGCAATGGCCTGAACCATTGGGCAATCTACGCTGCGCCGAATGATGGGAAACTCCGCATTACCGGTCTTACGCAAATCGTTCAAAGCACGCTTGGCTTTCTTGTCAGTCATTCCATTGAATTGACCTTTCAAAAGCTCAACCAATTGGTCGTCGGACTTTTTCTCCAAGATGGCTTTAACCAAATCGGGACTAACCTGTTGAAGCTGATCTAGTGTGAGTTTCTGTTTGAAGATGCGGTCTTCTTTTTGCCAGCCCACATAGGTAATCATGATGCCACGCTCAAGGAGGTAGTTGGCCCCAAGCTCCATTTGCCGTTTGAACTGAGGAATATAACTAGCCACCATCCACTTTAGGAACGCGCTCGTAACGCGGGCGCGGCCAATGTCGCCAGACTCAACCGGATAGGCGCGAATGTTTGCGCGGTTAAGTGAAGACATGAACATCGCCACATAGCGATTGATGCGCTCGTTAATGACATGGGCCTCCTGATCGGATGCACCTTTCCACGGGAAGGCATCGCTTCCACCCTTGCGTAAGTCCTCGGACTTCCCTGCCCACAAGTTGCGCCGGTTGTCATATGCGTCAGCACACTGGTCAAAATAGAAATTGAGGTCAGTGGTAGTGCGTTCATACGCATTACGGATAGCCATAACATTTGGCTTATCCTGAACGTAAATAAGTGCTTCTTGATTATCGTTTTCCATTTAGGTTTTGTCCAATAGCGCGAATGATGCGGTAGGCTGCACCCTTATCAATTGCCACTTTGTCCGCTAGGACAGCAGCTTCAATTGGTTGGTATTCAGCGTGAAGTGTTCGTTGCAAAATTTCAAAACCCAACAGACGATCAATCTGTTCGTCCTGCCACTTACGATCCAATGTAATATCAATCTCCAAGCATTTCATGGCGATAGGTAGTTCCACCGGATGAGTCTGTAATTGCGTCAACATTTATTCGTTTGCCCAACAGCTTACCACGGAGTTTGCGAGGGATTGCAACAGGCACCTTGCCTTCATGTCCCTCTAGCTTTGCGTAAACCCATCGTGGATTGCGTGCTTCCATCAACACTGTTGCCCTAATTCTGTTTGGAACAGCAAGCGGAGCCTCAAGCGATAGCTCAATTAACTCTACGGCTTCTTCGGTGAGGTAGGTGTTCTTTCCATAGCCGGAGTAGTGCAACCCCTCCTTTAGCTTTGCCGCTTTAATTTTAAGCAGCTCGTTAACTGTCTTGCCCAGCCTGTCGGCCAGCGTGATGATTTTTACTTTAGCCATTAGTATCCGCTCCTTCGTTTTGGTTGTTGTATTGTCTTATCCATCCAGCGTATGCCGTCAATGCACGCATAGCGGATTACGTCTATCGGGTCTTTCCATGCTTCATCTGTTCCGCCGTCTCCCGTGTATTCCTGAAGGGCAGTGATGATGTTCTGGCAATTCTCTGAGACATAGAATCGTGGGCGGTTGAGGCTATCCATCTTCGCCTTACGATTGTAGGCCATCTTGCTTTGGATGGCTTGGATGCCGTCTTCAATGTCCAGACCGGGAGCAGGATTGAATGTCAGTCCGTTGTCCGCCAAGTCTTCAATTATAGAACTCGCCCCGTTCTGTGATTGATACTTGGCTGCTCCAAGGCGCGGGTCAATGAGCCTATCCAGTATCTCCTCCTTGTCATCCGACTCCGACCGGATAATTAAGTCAACGTAGTTCTTAATGCCGTAGCCAAGCCCCTTGCTGCCGTCTCCACCTATCCATCGTCCTCCATGCCACTTGGCCCAGTCACCTACGTTCACATCAGGCCACTCACGATAGACGTAGTAGGTTTCGCTTTCATCTACGGCTATCCAGCACATGAACCAGTTCTTGCGCCCAGCCGGGTCTAAGATCATATAGCGTGTTACGTTATCACGCGGTATCTTGTCATGTGGTATGACATTAACCTCCCTAGAGAACATAGGGAACCTAGTGGACGCACTCTTGGTCGGAACGCCGTAGGCTCGCGTTAGGATTTCTTCCTCGCCCCTGCCCTGTAAATCCTGAGCAATACGATCATAACCGCCAAACGGATTGTCTTTTGAATGGAAATAAATGATTGCGCTGTTTCCGTTTGCAGCGTGTTGAATAAACGGAACCGGTCTGTCATTAAGGAGTTCCGCCGTTTTGGTTTCAACAGTTCTTGCTTTCTCAAGGTAGTCTCTAACCACCTCCGTGTAACCGTCAATCGGAGTGAACGTAACAATGACTTTGGCGTTACGGGTAGCCAATCGAAAACGCAGAGTGCGTAGTAACTCAGGGCCAATGAGATATTCATCACACCAAGCCCCAAGATTGAGCCATACCGGTTCACGACTTCCCAGCTCCGCACCTTCCAGAATAGTATCGTTGTTAAGAAATTGAGCATAGGTCTTAAAGATAATGTGGCTTCTAGTCCCCGGCAGAATTAGACTACTCTTGGAGAATCCATTCTTCCGCGTGTAGCTAATGTTCTCCTCAGCACTAAGGGTTTTCTTTCTAAGCTCTTCAGGGAGAGCATCGTAAATGGCGCATTGTTGCTGGCGAATAGACACGTCTGCGTTCTGCGCGAAGCACATTATGACACTACCGGGATTGTCCATTGCAGCCTTCACCACCGCCGTCGCTGCCCAAGTTGTCTTAGACGATCTATTGCCGCCGCTCACAAGTATCTCATTGAAAGACTCTAACAACTCCTCCGCCTTTTTCCAGTGAGGTAGTTTGAACCCATACCTGTAAGGGTCTCGTATGCTGTTCTCTATCGCCTGATGGTAGATGTCGTAGAGAGAAGCCAGAACTTCCGGCTGCATTTGCGCCATCTCCTCATTGGTTGGTGGCGTGAGAATGGCGTGTTTCCTCCAAATCATATATCAACAGCCTCCTTCTGAAGCGCGGCCCTAGCATCCGCAATAGC